TCTAACTTCTGCTCCTGTTAAATCATTTCCTGTTGTCACTGCATTTACTAAAAGGAGTAAAGCAGTCATTGTATTATTTACATTTGAAATCCTTAGAGTTGGTCTAGGTAAAGACCCTGTAGATGAATATTCAAAACCTGAAGCCTCTACAGGTTGCCTTGTGTATTGATTACCATCCCAAACAATATTGCCATTTACATTCGCATTACATCCGTTATGGAATCTATAAACATCATTTGAACCATGTAACTCATTAACTAGACGAACTTCAAATAATTCGATAATTGCACTAGGAGCAAGCTTTGAGAGTTCTTCATAAACGCTACTAATTGCTGTCCAAACAACATTATTATCAGTAACAGTTGAACCTATATCGGTAGGCCAAGAAGGTTCAGAACTTCCAGATGTTCCTGCTGTTGTGCATTTAAAAAATAAACCTGTAACTTGATCTGTTACAGCTCGCCTTACATCCCCAAGACTAAAAGACGTGCTTGCTTGCCATACTGAGACCGCCATGATTTACGGCTCCGCTACTTCTTCAAATGTTGCCGTTATCGAAGCCACATTTAAATAAGGAATTGTTTTATTCCAACTCCTGCAGATGTACTTCCCAGAAGTATCTCCAGGTGGAGTCCAGTTAAATGAATCACGGCCCTCTCTTGCCGATAAAAAATTATCTATAACGTCTGCAGATGTCTCACTTATGTTTCGCCAGTTAAGACTATAGCTTTTTAAATTTTGATTTAGTCCAAATACAGTACGACTAGAATATCCATCTCCGTACTTAGTTTCTAATACGGTAGGACTATTAGACTTGTTGATACCATAATTGGGATTAGGTGCTGAAGGAGAGGAACTTGGAGTAGGAAAATCTGCCATAATTTAAACTGCTAGTAGTCCTCCTGGTCGTTTTTGACGTACTAATTCAGATTGTATTGCTTGTGCCAACATATTACCTAACTGAGCAGATTGTCCTTCATCACCTTCAACGGATGATCCAGAAGCGTCTACATTAACCACAATATTAGCTCCACCTAATTTATTGTTAGGAGTTATTCGTCCACTTGATGAAGGAGTAAATAACTCTGGTCCTTTTTCTCCCACCAAATAGCCTTTGCCCGATTTTACTGGTCCTCCAGCAGCCTTACCTCCACCGAAAAATTTACTCGCTCCAGCAATGGGTAGGTTCTGTAAGAGCGTACTTACACCAAAATCTAGTAAAGCGTTACTTATTTTCTTAAATACACTTCCTGCTATTTCTCCTAGAGATTTAGTACCGTCAATAGCTGCTTGGATTCCCTGCACTAATCCGTCTTTTATTGTTCCTCCTATGTCTTTATAGAGAGAATTAATTCTTTTTACAGCCTCTTCTTCTGCGTTGTATTTAGCTAACTTTTTGTCTTGGAGATCTAATTGCTCTTTATCGTACTCAATAAGTCTTAGTCTTGTGTCCTCCATGTTTTGATCAAGGGCCGCCTTTCTCTCTGCTCTTGTACCAGTAAATCCTGTTAATATATCTTTCCTCTCTTGCTGTAGTCTGTATAGTTCGGTATCTGAACCAGCTAGTTCCTCTCTTCTCCTAGCTATTGATTTAGTTCCTCCACCTAATAAACCCGACCAATTTATTAATTTTGCTAATCCTGCACTCATTTGGGTCATAAATCTAGCCCAATCATCTGACAATCTCTTAGTATCTTCTCCAAATTGTTTGAGTGCTTCGACACCTTTCTGCCCAACCAAAGCAGTCATATCCTTCATTGCTTCATTAAACGCCTCTTGCTTTCCTTGTAATTCCTCTATTAATTTAAGTTCCTTTTCTCTAAAAGTGTTTCCTTGACCTGTAGCTGCTATTAAAGCACTTGTATCTTGAGTAAATGGTCCCATTGCCTGACCTAATTCTTTGACTGCATTTACAGCGTTAGTTATTGTTGTAACAGCAGCAGTAGCAGCAAGACCTCCTGCAAATCCTCCCATTTGACCGCCATATTTAGCACCTAAACCACCACCTAAAGCACCTGCGGCTGCTGTGACTGGTCCTTGTCCAAATAACAAAGGAAATGCACCACTTATTGCCGCACTTTGCCAAACACCTGAAGATGCACCTCTTCCTCCTGTACCTAGTGGGCCTGGTAGTAATCTTCCTCTCTGATAATTAAGTTTTGAGCTTGGTCCGCCCATACGAGCAGAACGATCCATCCATGCTGGTGAACCTTCATTTCTAATAGCATCTCCTCTTATGGGAGATGTAGCTCCTCCCATCTTTCTTCTTATCTCCAACTCTTTAGCAGTTGCTTGATTTATCTTGTTTTGCCACCTAAATTTTGCTGCTTTTCTCTTAAGATCTAAATCTAAACTAGAGGCTATCTTTTTTACACTTCCAAATTCTCTTTTACCCTGTGCCGCATTTAACTGTCCGTATTTTAACCTCTCTTGATATACATTAACTCCCTTTCTTTCTAAATCGTCTAGTTTAGTTCTAAGTGCAAAATTTTTGTGCTGTGCCTTATCCATAGCATCTATACTTTCTGCCATCTGCCTTGAAACTCTTAAGCCCTTACCTTTAGTTTTTACTACTTCTTTCTGTGTAATTAAATTATTAGCTTCCTGAGTATTCCTTACTTTACTATCAGATATTATCTCTCTAGCTTTCTTAAAATCACCATCTAATATCTTACTTGTTGCTTCTAGATAATTTGCCTTTTGTAGCTCTAAACTTACGCCCTTTTTATTTAGTCTAAGACCTCTACCGTATTGAACAGCATTACTATTTAATAAATTATTTGTAGACGTTAGAGTTTTCTCCTCATCCTTACTCGTTGCAGCTTTCTTAGCTGAAGACTTACCAATAGTGTTTACTTTGGTATTTAGGTCGTCTAACTGTTTATTTAAAGACTGGTGATTTAGTTCTATGTTTACTGAATATGTTGCCCCTGCCACAGCTATACCCAATAAATAAAATTAGTTTAGCGCATACCCTTTGTTCTAGCTTTAACTTGAGCGTCTTTGTACGCTTTTTCTTCTTCTTCTGCTTTAAGAGAGAAATATGCGCTCCATCCGAGTAGTTCTTGTAACGACATTCTTTCCCTGATTTCTTTCAAGGTGTAACCAAGCTTTTCAGCTATAAAGAATTGCAGGTTTAGGAAATTATTCTTCTGTAGTTCCGCTTTTTACGGCATCTGGGTCAACCTCCTCCCCCGTTGATTGCATCTTTGTCATTATGTCTAGAAGTACACCTAAAGGTACTTCCCGTCTTAATCCTGTTCTATCCACATCTGTAAATAGTCTATTACCAGCAGAATCTTGGGCTTTAGTGATGATTATTTGAAGAGCAAAGTCTAAACTGCCCTCATCGTCACCTTTACCCATAGCCTTTAGTGTGCTGTTTATTGCATCTCTATCTGCAATGGTGATAGGGGTCCAAAAGATTTCTAATACCAACTCCTCCCCTTTATAAATGGAGTATTTACTACGATCTTCAACACTAAAAGCCTTCTTAAGTTTGTCTAAAGCCGTCTTAGTTGCCATAAAAATTTAAGCTACTTCTGTAGTATAGCCCAGATTACATGGCTGTAGGAAGATATTTAACACCTAGCCCTATAGACGCTGGTCTAGCCTTCCTGTATTCACCTTTACTTGAATAGAAACCAGCCTTTTTAAATCCCTTATCTATATCCTTTAATAAAAACTTACCTCTACCATGTTTTAGATAAATCCAAAACCAATCTGGTGTAGGAGGTCTCGGAGTTATTTTATCTACATTTCTAGCATGTTCTCCGTACTCAACAGGATTACCATCTAAATCTGGCATTGTCGCACCTTTTTTATTTACTACAAAACCTGCATAATTCATCATATTTCCTATGTATATTGATCTTCCTAGTTTGGTCAGGTGCATTAATCTAGTAGGAGCCTTTCTAGGAGTTTGGGGAGGATATGGATAATTTGCACCTAAATTACCAGGAGCAAGTGTAGTTCCTCCTCCCCCTAAAACCCTCTTAAGAACAGGAGATATAGGATTAGAGTCTATTTCCCAAGCAGTATTAAACGATCCAGTCCACCAGGGACTTGTGTATTGAAGAGAGTAATGAATTTCTGAAGCAGCAGTTGATATAGCTTCTTCAAGATCTATTTTCAAATCCTGAGCCAGAAATCTAATATCTCTAGCCATTTGCAGTGAATGTGCAGCTAACTACACCTATGTAATGAGTTTCCTTGTCATCCTTCCTTACAGAGGTTGGACCTGCAATTTCTCTTACTTTTGGACTTACATTATGGTTGTCTACATAAGTTGACTTATTTACATTAGTTAGTCCTGTTATAAGAGATTCAGCTATAGACGATGTTCTAGCAGAACCTTTGTCAAATGGTACGTAAATACCACATGTAATGGCGGCTTCATAATAAGTAACTGCGTCACCTTGAGGCTGCACGGTAGCCTGTTCAAAATCAACACTTACCATTAAAAATTCTTGGTTAGGAGCAGTGTCATCCAAAGGAGTATTGTCATAAATAATGTTTAGACGTGGGTGGTCATCTGTAACTGCATCTTCGATAGCGTCTTCAATAGCAGCTCTAGCTTTTACAAGGGTCATTAGAAGATAACCTCAATAACATAAAGGTAGTTTTGACCACCTCCATAAGTCACTATATTCTCTATCTTTGTGCCTACAGATTGCCCCTCAAAAGTTATAAGTATTTCATCAGATGTCTTGGGTTGATTATTTCCAATAATTGACGGATCTATGTAAACAGTTGCCTTATTAACCTGCTTTCCAGCCGCTTTACTGGACTCGATAAATTCAATGGGTGCAGTTATATCTGTATAGGTTGTGAAAGTTGTCCCTACAGAACCCGTGTTTCTGTTATACGTTCCAGTTGAAACAACCTTGTACGTTATTTTTGTACCTAAAGCGGCTCCTAAGTCTGCAACTATATCTTTAGCTACCGATCTTAATGCTGTGTCTAGTGATCCTGCCATGATTAACCTCTAACAAGTCTCATTTGGAAATTACCTGCACCACCTAACATGTAGGCTCCGAGATAGCTTTGTAACCAAGGATAGACATCCATAATATTGTTGGTGGATCCCGTTCCTTGGCTATCAGTATTGTATTTAATCTTGATACCTCCTAGTTCAACTTGTTCATAGTTTCCGTCAGTACCTTTGTTACCAGTCATCGCATCAGTTTCATTTGCTAATGCTTTTGCTAATTCATATTGTGCGTATTTGATACTTACAGGAATAGCTGTGCAAGCAAGTTCTACATTATCGACTTCGTAATTATTTCTAGGCCATTTTAATGCCTGTCCGTCATCACAGCGATCACCATAGAAGTTGAAGCTATCAATCCAACGAGTCGCAGATATTAATGCTCTATTCTTTTGATCATCAGTCTTGTTATCCCAAGTTGTTGAATCTGGGACGGTTTCAAAATAAGTGTTTGCTTCAGCTAAAGTCACATAGCTATTAGCTGTTGCAGACTTCAACGTGGCAACGATAGTTGCAGCCACAATCCTTAAA